CATAATAATGATAAAGAATATTTACGGAGATTATATTTGGATTTCAAGTTTAGATAAAGAATTTGTTGAAGAATATAAAAAAGAGTTTTTTTCAAAAATGCAAGGTACTAATAAAGAAACAATAACAACTGACTCTTGGAGGGATTGTAATGTAAAATCTTCATTTTTTAATGAACCTTTTATAAACAACTGTTCGTCAATAGATTTTAATATGATGTTTTCAAAAAAGGTGTCTGAAGAGATAAACCTTTTTTTTATAAAATTGAATGAGGATCAAGGTACGTTAATTAACATACCAGTTTACATTTCGAAGATATGGTATAATGAATATAATTATAATGATTTTCAAGAATCACATTGTCATAGTGGAAGAGACTCCTTTTATTCTTTTGTTTATATATTGAAATCTAAAGACATAAATATTGACTCTAAATTAGTATTTGAAAATCCACGTAGTAGTCATTTACAAAGTATAATAATAGGTGATCGAATGAATAGTATAGATAATTATAAACAAGAATATATACCAAATTTATCAGAAGGTGATTTGATAGTATTCCCTTCACATATGAAACATAATGTAAAATTTCATAAAAATAAAAATGATAGTAGAATAAGTATTTCAGGAAATATATGTATGTCTTGTATATGACTATGATATTTTAATTTCTTCTCCTAGTAAAATTTTAATATGATTAAATAGTGTATTTCTTAACCAAAAAGTATCGTTTTGTAGAGATTTAATTAAAAAAGAGATTATTTAATTAAATTACATGATAAATCTAAAGCTATTTCTGGCTATGCACTGGGTCGTTGATGTCCATGTATGGAAGATTGCTATGATGGGTGATACGCATTTGCTTTTCATACATGGACCTGATTGAAATAGATATGGGCTGGAGTTGACCGGCGAGTTGAGTGGAGAATCGAGTGATGTTAAACCGAATAGGAGTATCAAACTTGATTAGAGGAAACGAGATCATTTTGTGGAGATTAGTATCCGTTTTCGTGTAACTGTATTTGTAATTAGAAATACCTGTGAAAATATATCATTTTTTTTTAAATAAGTCGGTCGACTTTCAGGTGAGGTATTAATATAAATGAATGCGTTATTTATATTAATTAATTTATTTAAAATATTCCTGTTATTATTAGGCGGTTTGTGTAATAGAGAACGTTACTGTGGTAGGATCACTTGTATTATAGCTATCATCACTTGCTGTGACAGTAAAGCTATAACTGGATTGTGTATCATAATCCGGACTGCCAGTTAAGGTTACGAGGCCGCTTAAACTAACGCTTAACAAAGAAGCATCTGTTCCCCCGATTGCATAGGTGGTATCTCCTATTGTATTAGTAGCTTTTATGTCATAAACGGTTTGTCCTGATGCCGAGGCATCAACTAAATCAAATCCTGTTGTTCCCGAGGTAATAACAGGTGATACGGTATCTACAACATTCACAGTTCTGACAATAGTACCGCTAGCCCCCCGTGGATTAGTTGCACTATATGTAATGGTATATATAGCAACAGCATCACTATTAAGATCGGATGATTGAACAACTGGTATTTCTCCGGTAACAGTAGTAGCTCCCGGATCGATGAATTGTTGTGTTCTTTCATGCGTAATGGCTTCATCGCCGGTGAGAAATGTGATTTTATTAAAGAAACTATAAAGAGGTGTGTCGACAGGTTTAACGGAACCAGATATTGCACCAGAAATCCCCCAAAACATATTAGTAAGAATAGCATCGGACTTAACATTCCAATAACTTAGGTTAGTAGTAAAATTGCGAGTGCTAGAAAACATAGTAGAGAAATCTGTTCCTGCGCGAACATCCCATTTAAGCATAGTATCATTCGCAATAAGTGATGATGCGAACATACTGGAGAAATCAGTAACTTTGGAAACATTCCATTTACTTAGATCACCGTTGAATTTAGACCCCTTGAACATAGCGGTCATTGTAGTTACGCTAGAGACATTCCAATTAGAAATACCAGCGAGTTTATTTTCGGTAAGATTAGCGATGGTATCGTTGCCCCCAGCGGCGGCATCAGCGAATAAATGAGACATGTCCTTAATTCGTGAGACGTCCCAAGATGCAATATCACCAAATTTTGTCCACGCCCCATTTATGTTTGTAAAAAAGTATTCATCGATGGCGTTAATAAGTTCTAGTCTAGTAAAAAAAGGGAATGGTCGTGTGTGTATGACCATACTACTAAATCTGGATTGAGATTTTTTGGGTATAAGAGCAGGCATTCTTCGAAATACATTTTTTCTGATACCATGTGTGCCAGCAGTAGGGACTGAGTCTTGTCCGGTAGAACCCGGACCGCTATTGTCAGTAGATGCGATCATAGATGAAATTTTATTAGCACGTGAACTTAATCCTTTGCGATACATTTATATATAATAATAAATATTTTATATATAATTTTTCTTACAAAATACATTTTGTGTTATCTCCCTTAAAGAATTTTTCACAAATATTAGGTAATAATTTGTTATCTTTCATGGAGGCAAGACTCCCGTTAATAGCTCTAAGTAAATCAACATTATCAATACTAACCGCCATAGCGATTTCATCATATCCCATATTGATATGTGAAATTTTGAGGTCTGGGTATTTATTTTCGACTTGCTTAAATGATTCTTCTGAGACGAAGATTCCATCATATTTTTTGGAATTTTTAAGATAATAATCTGCAATACCGCCACTAACGATATTACCTTCTTCAGCTTGTTGTTTAACATCATCCGGAAGGTCATCATAATCAATTTCGGTGACATCAAGTTTAACTTTGCTCTCATAATATTTCATGAAGGAACTTTGTGAAGTACCCTTAATAGTAAGGATACGTTTATTAGCAAGGTCGCTAATATCAGTGAAAGGGTCATTTTCCGATTCGATTCTAATAATATCAGTCGTGGTGGCACCCTGTAAAAACATGGTAAAATAGAATGAAACAATAAGGATAAGGAATGAAATAAAGAACTCTACATAGTTGCTTTTAGTTTTCGTACCTAAGTTTTGGTATTCACCTAGTAACGATATCATAGTATTATAAAAGACGTTTATGAATGAGCCATTTCTGCGGTTCATCATTAAAAACCAACCTAAAATGAGACCCATAAAGATAATCATAGCAAATGGTCCAAGACCACGGGATGCGAAAGCACCTAAATATCTCCAATAAATATCACTATCTGAGTGTTTGTATATCATTCTATTTTGATCTAGATATGATAATGAAGTGAATAAAACATCCTTAGCTCTAGTATGAGTGATTGAAATATTGCCTACTAAAACATCATATTTTCCATCGGCTAATTTTTGAATTTCATCATCATAATTGGGTGTTTCAACATATTTGTATTCGCATGTAAGATCTTGTTCTTTTTCGATAACTTTCCAAATTTCATAATCTAATCCGTCGATCATACCGGCAGAGTTTTTAAAGACATATGGTTTATTGTCACCGAGAAGTCCAACAACAATAGTTTTATCAGTCATAAATATATAATGTATATATAAAATAATATGTTTTTTAATATTCGTTGTTTCTCTCTTTCTCTCTTGGTTGTGTATATAAGAGTATAAATATATGACAAGAGTGTAATGGTATATATAGAAGTAGTAGCATATATGTGTAGGTTCTAAAAGTGGAAGAGAGAGAGAGAGATAAAATAAAAACTTAAAGTGAAATAATAATGTGTTCATAATATAATAAATGCCTAATAGTCGAGTAATATATATAGGAAATGATCATATATATAATAAAGAAATGTGTGACGGGAAACGATTAAGATTGAGGAATGCATTAAAAAAACTGGAAAGTGAAATAAAGAAGACAGGAGTTGAAGTATTGAAGCCGCTGAAAGAAAAGCATAAAGATCTGTGTATGTCGTTGTGGGTGAGGGATAGTTCATTTACAATCGACAACAAAGTATATTTAATGCCTCAGATGATAAATAATAAATATCGTTCAAATCAGATACAAAGTGAAGTAGATGTAATACCATATAAAAGCGAAGGAACGATAGTTCCAAGTAATATAAATTTAGATGGTGGTGATATAATAATCGATGGAGAAACCATATTTGTAGGAAAGAGTGGTAGAACAGATGAAAGTGGTGTGAGATATTTACAAGAAGAGTTTAAAGATAAAGAAATAATAGTGATAACACACCATGCTTTGCATTTAGACTGTTGTTTTGGAATATTACCCGGTAATAATGTATTATATTCAAGTGATTACATAAAAAGATTACCCGGTAAAGTACGTGAGCGTTATAATGTATATAGGGTAGAGGATTATATAAACGAACGACATGATAGCAATTTATCAACCAATTACTTATTAATAGGTAAGACGGTAATAACAGCTTATAAAAAGAAGTTTGAAAAGATATACGAATTGATAGAAAGCTTAGGGTTTATGGTTAGAACAATACCATTTGAAAATATATTTACTGGTGGTGGTGGTGTAAGATGTATGACACAGTGGTATAAAATGGGGAGAGATCAAAAAATATATTAATCTCTGTTCGGTAAACAGAATAAAAATTTAATAATTTTTGTACAAGAGACCCAGTGTGAAATATGATAATCCGTCGTATAAAGTGTTGCATTACAACTAGTACATCGATTATTATATTGCAAACAATTATAGCATATTAGGGTGTTGCATTTATTGCATTTATGATATTTTTGATTGTCATATATGGAACTCTGACAATCGAAACATAGACCCAGAGAAATTTTTTTTTTTGCGGATGGTGATATAATACCACTTCTTCTTTCTGATAATCTAGCGGATGGTGTAATACCATCGTCTAGTTCAAATGGTCTAATGCTCATATAATATAATAAGTAGATATTATTATATTATTTATAGAAATATAATAAAAGCAAACAAAAAAGAAAGGTATCTCTTTTTAAATATTTTAAATAATAATTGCGTCTATCGTATTTTTGCGAATACATCTCTAATATATTCGTTGTGGTCGCAAATATCGACTGGCTTGTTGGATAATTGACAGAAGCATCTTAAGCAAACAAGTAGATCGATGAATGCGTCATGTAAATCCTTTGGAACATACCCGAAGAAGTGTTGATGTAATTCGGAAAGTTTTGGGCTTTTAACATATTTTGTTCCCCTGTAATTAGTAGCAATAATATTTGTAAGTTTTGTTGAATTTTTCATGGTACAGAATGATATTTCTTCTAATAGGAAGCATTCCATGCCGATACGTTCGCATTCAAGCATGACCATTCTATTATCGAATGTGATATTATGTGCAACGACGAGGTCAGCTTTATCATATGCTTTTTGGAATTGCATAATAGCATTCTTGATGTCGATGCCTTTTTCGTCGCAGTCCTTTTTGTAAATTCTGTGAACATTCGACGCTCCTTCCGGAATGGTAACCTGGTCGGGAATTTTAATGATTTCATTAAAGTTGATAATGATTTCATTTTTATCGGTATCATATAGCATGAATCCGAGCTGTACAATATACGGCATTTTGTCGAGTGGTAAATATGATTTTGGGATAATCCCCGTAGTTTCAGTATCAAAGACGAGAACCTTCATGGTATATGTGTCATTAAGTTTATAAGTAGTTTAAAACTAGAATTAAATCAATTTTATTTGAATAAATTATATATATATTTAACTAGGCCTGACGCGATCCGTTCCGCCGAATACTGCCCTTGCCATACTGGCAACTATAAAGACAAAGAAAATTATAATTGCGTCCATATTATTTTTGATATTGCGGTATAAGTAAAATAACAAATCAATTTTAAATTATAGTATAGTAAATAATATAAAGAGATATACTCGTTATATAGTGTGGAGATGGTAATGTGAGACGGCGGATTAATAAAATAAATAATAATGATTAATTCATGATTTATAAAAAAAATTGATTTGTGGTGATTACATATGTAGATAGTATAAAAATGTAGAGAATATAAATAGTGTAAGTAACATGATCTCATAGCTCAGTTGGTTAGAGCATCGGTCTTATGAGCCGAAGGTCTGCGGTTCGAGCCCGCATTTGATCATCGTGGTGGGACACAAAAAAATCCTTTAGCGTCGTTGTCCGAGTGGTCTAAGGAGCCAGACTTAAGATCTGGTAGCGTAAGCTGCGTGGGTTCGAACCCCACACGACGCAAGACGACCTGAACACGTTGTGAAACTGTTCGCCTTCCCACATAGTGTAACGGTTAGCATACGGCCCTTTCAAGGCTGAGACCCGGGTTCGATTCCCGGTGTGGGAACACTGCCCTATTGGCGCAATTGGATAGCGCGCACGACTTCTAATCGTGAGGTTGCAGGTTCAAGTCCTGCATAGGGTGTCCGCTCTTATAGTGTAGTGGTTATCACTTTAGACTTTGAATCTAAAAACCCGAGTTCGAATCTCGGTAAGAGCTGTTTCCAGTTGGTCGTTCTGGGTGAGAAATCGACTTATTTAACCCGGTTAGCTCAGTTGGTAGAGCGCATGCCTTTTAAGCATGTGGTCGTGGGTTCAAGCCCCACATCGGGTGTAATACCTAAATATGTATACAAACTATTTAAAACCCGGTTAGCTCAGTTGGTAGAGCGCATGCCTTTTAAGCATGTGGTCGTGGGTTCAAGCCCCACATCGGGTGTTATTGACCGGATATGTCATAAAACTATTTTTTTTTATGGTGTGAGACATAATAAAGTTCGCCTCCTCGTGGTGTGTCTTGGGTAATTCTAAATGAACTTTAATGGGGGTAGGATTGAATGGGTGTAGACTTTAATGGGCGTAGACTGTAATGGGCGTAGACTGTAATGGGCGTAGACTGTAATGGGTGTAGACTTTAAGGTGGGTAGGATTAGCGTGGGTAGGATTAGCGTGGGTAGGATTAGCGTGGGGATGGAGAAACATATTCCCACGGTGGGGATCTGATTATTTAACAAAATGAACCTCTGAACGTTAGCTAAGTTTTGAGTTAAATAACAGAAGTGTAGTGTTTCACAGTATTAAGCGAGGCGAGGGGCTTAATACACGGGTAGGATTTAGACAGAGGAGATACCTTTAGTGGACGCACTACTGGTATCATGGAGGGACAATACCCCTATAAAACGGTGTCTCACAGTCTTAAGCGTGTATGAAGGGGAGAGGGGGCTTAAGACACGGGTTGGTTATGAACGAGGAAATGGAGAAACATATTCCCACGGTGGGGATCTGATTATTTAACAAAATGAACCTCTGAGTTAGCCAAGTTTTGAGTTAAATAACAGAAGTGAGTGTTTCACGGTCTTAAGCGAGGTGAGGGGCTTAAGATAGACCGGAATGTCTTAAAACTACCCAAGCTCTGTTAGCTCAGCTGGTTAGAGCATCCGACTGTTAATCGGGAGGCCGTAGGTTCGAACCCTACACGGAGCGATATATAATATTACAATAATTCAATTACTTTGGTAATGACAACTTGTCCGAGTGGTTAAGGAGACGGACTTGAAATCCGTTGGCAAATTGCCGCGCAGGTTCGATCCCTGCAGTTGTCGATAAAAAATAATATAATTTACTGAATTATATTATTAAATTACGATTAAATCAAAGACTTAAGTGCTTTGGGAATTTTCTTGTGTTTTTTATAAAGTGCTAATATTTCGTGATTTTTAGTAGATATTATTTTACCTACTGATTCAGCACTAACTATTATGGTTTTTTTCTTTAGTAAATACTCTACAAATTCTTTGTATTCAGTATTATACCACTTATTCTGTGAAAAAATATGTAATATGCTATCACCGTATTCATTTTTCACATTTATATCAAATTTTGGATTATAGACAATTTCACGTATCTTATTCACTTTATACAATTTTAAATCT